TTGCCCGTTCTTATAGACAATATCGATCTCATTGATTAAGTCGCTTAGTCGGCTTACGCTGGATAAACCATTAGCCAGAACTGCTTCCTTTTCGATTTCCTTAAAACCATTGGCAGCAACATCATCAGTTCGACTGCTGTAACTGGCGTAATTGATCTTGCCGCAGTTGCACTCATAAAGCACACCCAAGCCACTAACTGCTGCTTGTTGCGCCAGAGTAAAGGCATTACTAGCACCGTTACTGTAAACGGTCAGCTCAAAGTCCCCTGGTTGGTCAATCTCACCAATAAGCAAATCGACATTCTGCCATTGCAATAAACCACTAACATCTGCCCAAGTATCTGTTGCTGGCTGATACTCAGCCCAAGTAATGCCAGCGCCTTCTTTGAGAATATTGTAAATGCGATCGCCATCGAATTCTTTGGCATATCCATCAGCGCCAACTAAGCGGCGGTTAAGTTTACTGAGGCTGCCAACTGCTGTAATGCGCTGATTGTTAAGCCTGCCAGTTGAGCCAAATGCTGCTAGAGATACTTCGATATCAGATACCCAGCCTGTCCAGAGTATTACCTCTGTGCCGCTGGAATCATCAACCTTAACCACTACCTTCTGATCGATCTCAATCGATGGGTAAGTATTATTTGGCGTTACTAAATTGATTGTGGCGTAACCTGCTCGGGGCTGCTCATCTACTGTTGTCCTGCCATTGGTCAGCGTAACCCCATTAACGGTCTTGTCTTTGTATTCGACATCGTTAATAACAATCTTGGGGTCAATGGTGTATGGCATTATTCAAGCCCAATCGCTGGAGCTAATGAGATATTGCCAGCCCTGCCTGCTGAGTTTTGGATCACGCTTTGGATTGCTCTGGCTGCACCTTCTGGATCAACTACTGCACCAGATACATTGATATTAACAATCGGCTGACCCATTTCCTTCGCTTTGATTGCTGCACCAACATTTGCACCCTTGCCAAACCCATAGAATGGATCGGTGGGTAGCAAGTTGATTCCCTCAATCTTGCCACCAAAGCCGCTGATTAGGCTTAGTTCTGAGCGATAGAAGTTCTTGAGGTCTTTAGGAATAGCGGCAGGAATAGCCCCACCAGCACGCAAAGCAGCTAATTCCTTATCCATTGCGGCTTGCGCCTTCTGTGCTTCGGTCAGCGCTCTAACGCCACTAGCTGCTGCATTGGAACTGCTAGCAATGCCACTAAACCCTGAGTCTAGTCCAGTTAATAATGGCAAGGTTTCATCTTTGCCAACCTGATTAAATTGTTGGAACTGACGATAAGCATCAGCAGTTGCACTAGTCTGCTTGGTTATTTTGCCTGTTGCTTTGTCTAGCTCAAAAGATAAATCAAAACCTAGGAATTTAGCAATCTTGCCAATAATCTCAAACACTTTACCAAACGCATCAATCAATGCGCCTATGGCTTGGAAGGTTACATTTATGGCTGTAACAAAAGCCGTTTGGAATAATGGAATCACATAAGTCTTAATAAATTGCCAAACCCGATCAACAATACCCAAGAATACATTGAAGCCCTCGGCGTTTTCCCTAACCTTCTTAGTTAAGAATTCAACACCCATAATAATAATTTCAATAACTGGTCTAAAGAAGTCCCTGAGGGTTGGGATTAAATCGCGGAATATAAAATTAGCCAGCACTTGCAAAACTGGTAATAAGTTTTCCTCGAATAGTTTCCATAGTTTGCTAATGATTGGCGAAAGGTTACGATTAACATCATCAGCCAAGCGCTTAACTACTGGCACTAATTTACCTTCGATAAATGGCACAACTTTATCAATTAGCACCGCCGCAAACTTCTCAAAGATTGGCAACAATACCAAGCCAACCTTTTCAGTTAGTAACGCAAATGTAACTCGAATCTTGTCCGTAGCATTGGCAGTTGCTTCGGCTGTGCCGCCTACTTGCTTCTCAATCGCCTCAAGAATTAACCGTTGCGCTTCGCCTACTTGGTTGCTCTCAACCAGCGTTCTTATGCGTTCCTTTTCAGTTTCAGTAAAGGTAACACCAGATCGGGATAAGGCAGTTAATCCCTTGATTGGGTCTTGCAGCGCTTTACCAAGTTGCACCGCGTTAGTCTCAGCAGAACCAAAACCAGCAGCAGCTAGATCTATTGCAGCCTTGGTTGCTCGATCAAACTCGCCACCTACTTGATTGGCTGATTTGGCTAATTCTTGGAAGGTAAGCAATTTAGCCTGCGTGGCTTTAATGCTGTTCTGATCGATACCTGTGGCTCTGGCTGTGGCTTCTGCATAGGCAATCAGGCGTTCATTAACTTGCCCAACCGATGAACCAAATAAGCCCATCGATTCATTAATCTGTGCAATTCGAGCATTAGCAGTAGCGGCTTGCTCAGCTGCTTGGATCGCTTTCGCGCCAAATGCAATAGCAGCAGCGCCAGCAGCGGCAATAGCAGCAGCCGCAATCTTGAAGCCCTTTTTGATCTTATCGCCAGCAGATGAAGTTGCTTTATCCGCTTCATTTAAGCCTTTGACTAAATCTTTAGTCTCGGCAAGGATATTTAACTTGAGTGTTCTATTACCAGCCATCAGTTAAACTCCTTTAATATCTTATCAAATGCTGCTTCCCATTCTTTGATAATCTCTGGTTGCAACTTGCGCAAAGTAGGATAAATAAAATAACCTTCTTTGCGGCGTGGTGGAAATTGTGGGTATTGGTTAGATCCAAACTCCAAGCCATAGACCATATCTAAAGTAGATGCGCCACCACTAAAGAATCGCTGCGATTTGTAACCATAAGCAAACTCGCCAATCTTGCTTGATTTGCTTATCTTTACATTATCTGCGACACGCGAGGAAGCAATAAAGCGGCTGCCGACAGAATAATCGCGGATTCTCGTAGCAGCCTTTTCAGCTAACTTGCTTGAAACCGCTTTGGACTGAGCAACCGCTTCATCGGTCATAGCCTTAAATGAGCGTAAGATTTGGCGAATATCAGCTTTGTCGTATTCGACTTTAAGATTATCCGCCACTTCGTTCCTTTAGTATCTCTAGTGCTGTGAGAATGTCCTCTGCGTTATCCCAATATGGCATCGGGATTTGCGTTGCGATAGCCAGTTCAACTATTAGTCGGTTGAGGCTACCGCGCTCGTGGGGTTTGCAGTCGCATCGACCACCTCGATATCAGCTACTCCATCACACCAAGCATCTAGCGGCTTGACTGGCTTATCGCTAGATCGCTTTAGGCTGGTGTGAGCTAGGAATAGTAGATCGCTCATACCTAACTCGGCATTGGTCATCTTTTGCTTGGTTTCAAGTTCCCACCTGCGCCAGTCAGATGCCTGAACAACTGCCAAGACCTGCTCATTGTTGTTGTAGGTTATATTCAGTTGTAGTTTCATTTGATCCCCCGATCAGTTAGGTTTGGTTTAGCTAAAGGTTTCGGTTACTGAACCCTGTGATACCTTGAAGCTGAATGATACTGTTTGAGCATCAGTTCCAGCGCCACCAGCGGTTGGATACTCTGGCAGAATATCGAACACAAACTGAGCGCCAGTTGCAGCGGTCATAGTAATTGTGATTGGTGTTTCTGGTGTCTCTGCTGCTGCCCATAGAGCCTCGCAAACACTATTTGCTTTGCCCCAATCGGCAAGCATTTCTAGATCAAAAACCCCTTCAACATTGGTGGTGGCGTATGCTTCGCCGTCCAATGTTTGGTAGATTTGTCGGTCGTTGGTCTTGGTTAGAACTGCGGAAGTTGCCTGCGCTTCAACATCAGTTCCACCTGAGAATGATAGAGTTACATCTCTACCAGTCAATACGACTGTCGCCATATTTCCTCAATTCGTGTAGTAGGTAGATACATTAAAATCAGCAACTAGCAATTCGCTAGCACCGACCTGCGTTACCGATGGCTTTTCCAAGACACCGACAACATAATTGGCAGGCAACGCCGCCAAAACTTGTAGCCACAACTTCTCTAGATTATCCAGAGCTGCTGCGTTTGAGTGATAAGCCACGCATAGCGTTAGGCTGTAATTTAACTTCGTGCGGATCGTAGTTTTGCTAATAGTCTCGATTTCAGCATAAGGTGAATCTGGAACTACGACTACTGCTGGCGGAATTACCGATTCTGGCACATGGTCATAGACATTGGCTGTAACGCCAGCCAAAGCCGTTTTAAGCGCGTTTCGAGTATCTGCTATTGGCATATTGCACCCTCATCGAGATATGGCGCGAGAAGCCCTGATACTCGGCTTAAAAGCGATTTGCCCATACGATAAGGGGTTGGGGCAAAATCTACGCCCTCAATCTGACCACCTGCTGCTGTGCGGCTCTGAAATATCTCTGTGCTAACAACATAAATTGCAGACTCAACGGCTGCGTTACCAACATAAGTCGATGCGCCAGTAAGAGTTGCCGCGCCAGATGGAATAACTTGTCGGAAGTTAATATCAACATTTGTTAAATCAAAAGTAAATAAAGTCATAAAGTTTTCAGTTGGATTACGATAAATTTGAGTAATTAGACCA